CAAGCCCGATCCGAAGGGGCATGCGCCGGGGCACCTGCTCGATCGCGCGTCAACCGACGTGATGCCCGGGGTGGTGTTCACCGGCGAGGAAGCGCTGGCCGTGCGTGCGGCCGAGGCCGTCGACATCGTCGAGGGCGAGGTGGTCGACGAAGCGACGGAGCGGCGCCCATTTGTGCGCCTGCCAGAGCCGGATGATGCGGCACAATGGGAAATGCTTGACGAAGTCAAGGCGCTCGGTGGGCTTTGTGATTCGTTTGCGTCGTGGGTGCTTGCTGGCGCGGACTATCCGCAACCGGGGCTGACGGTGGGCGCAACGATCGCGCTCGGCGCCGCGCTCGGGCAGCGGCGGTGGACGTTCGAGCGCGCCACGGCGTCATCGATCGTGTGCGCGGTGGCACCAACTGCCAGCGGCAAGGGCCGCCCACAGGGCGCGCTATCGCAAGTGCTGCGTGAACTGTGGCCCACGACGATAGGCGCCAACGACCTATCGTCGACGGCGTCGACCATCGGCCGGCTCGAAGAGGCGACCGGCCTTGGCGTCGGGCTGACGCTGGTCCTTGATGAGTACGGCCCGCGCTTGAAGGCGCTCTTTGACGCGCGCTCGGGACACCAGCGGGACATGCGCGCGCTGTTGTTGGCGCTCACAACGATCGGGACAGGCAGCTACGTTGCCTCGACGTCGGCCACAAAGGGCGGCAAGGACCGCGTGATCAGGGCGCCCGGGCTGACCATCCTGGGGTCGTCGACGCCTGCGGCGTTGCACGACGCGGTGGGGCAGATGGCGATCGACGATGGCTTTCTTGGCCGTCACCTGTGGGTCGAGGGCTTGGCCACCCTGCCGAAGCGCCAGCGGGCGGCGCCTGGTACGGGGTCGATCCCGCGGGCGGTGGCCGAGGCGGTCAAGGCGTGCCGGGAGTCGCACGAAGCGTGGCACCGTGGCCACCCTGAGCTGGGGGACGCGGCGAAGGGCGACCGGCTGGCCATGTACGTGCCCGAAGAGGTCGAGGATGCCGGCGGCGCCGATCTGCTGGCAGCCTATGCCGAACAGTGCGACGAGCGGCGCCGAGTGCCACAAGAGGGCGACGTGCCGCCCGCGCTGCTGGGTCGATGCGCCGAGCAAGCCACGCGGGTAGCGCTCGCGCTGGCCATCCTTCGGTGCGAGTGGCCCGCGTGGCCCACTGTGACCGAGCAGGTCGCGCGCGTGGCCATCCGGGTGGTCGAGGCATCGGCTTGGACGATCGCGCGCAGCCTGCGCGACCACAGAGCGCCAGCGTGGGATGACGTGGCGGGACAGGTCGCGTACGTCGAGGGGGCCATGCGCCGCATCGCGGACGCCGATGGGTGGGTGTCGCGCTCGTCGCTGCTGCTGGCGTGCCGAAAGCTCGACGCAGACGCATTGGACCGCACGCTGGTGCGCCTCATCGACGAGGGCGGGGTCAAGGTCGAGAAGCTGAAGAAGGAGGCCAATGCTGGCGCAGGAAGACCGAAGACGCGCTTGCGCCTCGCGTGATCCCGCGGTAGGCTACCACGGACAGGTGCAGGCGAGCAATTAATTGTTTGTTTGCACCCCACACACACAGAAGAAATTTCGCGTGTGGGTGGGTACAAGAAATTAATTAATCGGAATTGTCAATTCCGATGGATGAGTGTTTTTTCAACTAACCTACATCGTCTCGGCGCCGCGTTGCAATGCGGCGGGTGCCAACTGGCGCGCCTTGCCCGACGCGGGAATTCTTTGCAGATCGGGCCTGCAAAGAAATGCAAAGAATCCCGTTTGCCTGTTGGCGGTCTTCCAATGGCGAACCGACCGAGCGGGCGGCGCGCTTGTGAGCAATCGTGAGCAATGCCCGGTCGGGCAGATCACGCGTGCGGGTGCCTGATCTGCAAGGACTGGCGCGCGTGCCTGCGACGTGCTACGACGTGCGAAGCAAGCAGCTACAGCGGCAGACGTCGGGGGCATGGTGCCCCCGTCGTCGTTTGTGGTAGCCTGAGAACAAGACGACAGCAGGGCAGGAGCCGGCGTGGCAAAATTCCAGAAGGGGCAAAGCGGCAATCCCGGTGGCCGCCCGAAGCTCCCACCGAACGCGATGTCGAGGGCCGAGGCGCTGGCGTTCATCGCCTCTTGCGTCCCCGAGGCGCTTGAGCGGATGCGGCAGCACATGCAATCCACCGACGACAAGGTGTCGATGCGCGCGTGCGAGCTGATCCTAGAGCGGCACCTAGGCAAGGTCGCCGAAGCACAGCCGGTGGCGCAGGACGAAGGCAAGGTCGACACGGTGGACTTCGTTCCGGCCGTTGTGACGTCGACGGCGGCGGAATGAACGGTGATACGTTGAAGGGGCAGCCATGACGGAAAACGACAACACCATCGAGCCGACCGCGGTTGAGCCGGAGCTCGTGCCGGCGGCCGATCTAGGTGCTGTGGAGCCTGCGTCCGAACCCGAACCCGAACCCGAACTTGAACCAGCGCCGTCGCCCCCGGTGGCGGCTGTGGCCGCGCAAGACCCGGCGCCATCAGCTCTGCCAGCGGTTGCCGCACCGACGCACATCGCGTGGACGATTGCGCGTGATGGCGAGACAATCCGCGTCCTCGGGGTGGACGGGGCCGGCGTGGCTGTCGTCGATTCGTATGCCGACGCGCGGGTGATCGCGATGGCGCCAACAATGCTGGAATTGCTGGAGCGCGCCGCACAGATGCTGGAGCGCGAACGGGCCATGCTGTCGCCGAGCGAGGAGTACGGGCGGCAGACGCTGTCTGCCATGCTTGCGGATGCGTGGCGGGTTATCGCACTCGCCAAGGGCAGCGCACCGTGAACCGAGACGACGGGATCGGCGCGATCGTGCGTGGCGACGCGGTGGTGCTTGTGCTCGGGTCAACGCGGACCGAGATGTCGGCGGACGCCGCGCGAGCGGTGGCGACCCTGCTGCTGACTTCTGCCGATCTGGCCGAAGGGCACGAGGCGAGCGAGCACGACGCCGAAGACACGCTCGGCCGAGGCGATGCGTGACCACCGTCCGCGGTGTGGCTCAGTTTGGCGAGCGACACCTTGAAGTGCTCGCCGACCGCGGGCCAGGCGTGCGCGTCGTGTCGGGTGGGTACGGATCGGGGAAGACGTCGCTGGGCGTGGCGTTCCTGCTCGATCTGGGCATGCGCGAAGGTCACTCTGGCCCCATCCTCGGGTGTGAGCCGACCTACCCGATGGTCCGCGACGTCATGGAACGCAGCATCGCGGAGAACCTCGACAGGTGGGGCGTGCCCTATCGGCACTGGAAGCAGGCGCACATTTTCGAGATCGGGCGGTCGCGCAAGTTCGAGGTCTGGTGTCGCTCGTTGGACCGCCCGCGCAGCACCGAAGGCATCAACGCGATCGGGGCATGGATCGACGAATGGGAGCTCTGCGATGTCGAGGCGCTCGTGCCGGCGATGCAGCGTGTTCGTGTAGGCGAGGCGCTCGAAACGCTGTTGACCGGCACCCCCGAAGGGTTTGGTCCAGCGTATGACCTGATTCTTGCGCGCCCGGCGCCGACGACGCGGGCGTACATCATCCGCACGAGTGACAACCCGTTCCTGCCTGCGTCGTACATCGACGACAGCAAGGCGCGGCTCGGCACCGACGAGGCCATCGCCGAGAAGCTTGAAGGCCAGCGCACCGCACGCGGCGGGCGCGTGTATGCGCGCTTCGCCCGACAGACGCACGCCGCGCCGCCGGCGCTCGTGAAGCCTGGACGCGGCCGCCTTGCGATCGGGTGCGACTTCAACGTGCGGAACATGCAATGGGTGATCGCCGAGATCGACGACGAGCGGCGCGTGGCGCACGTCGTGGGCGAGGTCGTCAAAGAGGGCGGGACGACGACGGACGAGCACGCAGAGCGGGTGGCGTCGTGGATCGGGCGCTACCTTGAGCGCACGCGTGGGCGGCGGTACAGCCGCGACGAGATCGCGAAGATGAAGATCAGCGCCTACGTCGACGCCAGCGGCACCGCGCTCAAGTCGACGTCATCGCTGTCCGACGTGCACCTTCTGCTGCAAGCGGGCTTCCGCCCGGTGCACGGGACACGGAACCCCGCCGTCAAGGACCGCGTGAACACGCTCAACTGTCTCTTCCGTGACCGGCGGATCACCGTCGATGGCGACGCCTGCCCCACGCTGGTCAAGGCGCTTGAGACGCAGGCTTACGACAAGTCGGGCGAGCCCGAGAAAAAGACCGGGGCGGCGGACGTAAGCCACATCGTCGACGCGCTCGGCTACTTGGCGCATTGGCAGTGGCCGGTCGACCGGCCGGGCGTGGCGTCGACGGCGCGGGCGTCGGGTGTCGTCGACGAATGGGGCGCTGTCGGGTAGGCTTGACGTGTCGCGCTTACATAAGCGCCGCGGCGTGGTAGGCTGCTGGCATGCTCACGCTAAACGCCGCAAGCGACGCCCTGATCAACCAGATCCGAGAAGACGCGGGCGCGTGGACGCCGGAGCAACTGTCCGATCTGCTAACGCTTGGCCGGCGCCAACGGGCGGCAGACTATGATCGCGTCGTCGCTGGGCTGGCGCGGCGTTACTCGGGCGATCAGCAAATCATTGTACGCGAGGCGCTGCGCAAGGCGTATCCGCGCACCGGCGAGAAGATGCCGGTGGATCCGATCAACTGGCTGCGGTTCTTCGCGCGTCAGGACAGCGGCGTCTACATGACCCCGGCGACGCGCGCCCTCGTCGACGTGGCGACTGGCGAGCAGCTTGCCGAGGACGACCCGCGCGCCGAGGCGTTCGCTGACGCGCTCGAAGACCTCGCCCTCGACGTCGTCATGCCCGAGGTAGAGCGACGGTGCGCAACGGGTGTGCGCGCTGCGGCGGTGCTCGTGGGTTGGCGCAAGGTTGCCGACGATCAAGAGCCGGTGGCGCACATTTACTGGCCCCATGACGTCGTCACGATCGCGCACCCATCGGCGCCTGACGAGGACGAGGCGTTTTGGTTTGTCGCGTTGCGGCAGGCTGGCGAGCAGACCTCGACATCATCGCCCGTGTGGTGGGTGTGGTCGCGTGAGTTTGTCGAGGACGCGCAGGGAAACGTCGCGTCGTTCTCGCCGTGGTCGCACCGTCGCGTGTCGGAAGACGGCAAGGTGCAGACCGCCAGCGAAAGCTATCCGGGGATCCTGCCCGTCGCCTTCTTGCGCACCGAGCCGGGAAACGGCGGATGGTGGCCGGCGCCCGATCGTGACGTCGCCGTCAACGTCGACACGCTGAACGTTTCGCGCTCGAATCGGCAGCACGTCGTGAACATGCAAGCCCACGCGCAAGCGGTCTATTCGGGAACCATGCGCGAGACATCCGAGCTCGTCGGCGGCCCCGACGCCGTGATCCACGTCGGCAGCGGCGAGGTTCTGCAATACCTGACGCCGTCGGCGGACCACGCCGCGATTCAGGTCAGCGCGTCGCGCGACCTGCAAGAACTGGGCGTCAGCCGAGGCAACTCGCCCGACGCTTATGCCGTCGAACCTGGCGCGCCACAGTCGGGCGTGTCGAGGTTGATCGCGAATGCGCCGCACGACCAGCGCATCGCCGAGATGCGTCCCGTCTTTCGCGACTTTGAACAAAGCGAACTTCTTCCGATCGTGCTCGACGTGCTGACACACTTCAGCCCCGAAGCGCCCGCGTCGTTTGAGGGCGTCTATCCAATTGTCACGCTTGGCGCGGCAAAGATTTACGAAGACGACGCGGCGAAGACGCAGCGCGTGCTTGATCTGTTGAATGCCAAGATCATCGACGAAGCCGACGCGCGCGTCATGCTGGGCCTGTCGTCATCGCGCGACGACGCGGTGGCCTATCTCGCGCAAGCGCGCGGCACGGCGGCGTCTGCGACGCGTCTTGCGGGCGTGGTTGCTGGTCCGTCACCGTTCACGTCGCCGCGTGAGACGAGCGCTGGCGCGGCAGTGGGCGAGGCTGAAGAATGAGCGGTGCTGACGCGGCGGGGCCTGTCGCCGACAGCGCGATCGGCGACCTGCGCGCCGTCCGCGACGCGTTGCAACGCGACCTGCTGCGTGTCCTGCTACAGCTTGACACCAACCCGGGGGAGGACTCGCTTGTCCGACGACAAGGCCAAACCGCCGTTGCCGTTTATCGCCAAATCGAACGCCGGTTGGCGGATCTGGGCGACGAGATCGCGAATGTTACGGGTGCGCGCGCTGTTGAAGCGGTTGCGGCCGTCGTCGGTGCGCCGCCTGCTACGCTTCCGCTCGACGTCCGAGCAGAGCTAGATCAGATCGTGAACGGTCAGATCGGCGACGTCGTCGCCGTGTTTCGCGCCGCCAACGACGAGATCCGCCAAGCGGTCGCGCGCGGGATCACGACCGGCGGCAGCCTTGCCGATCTGGTGTCTGCGGTGTCCGATCAGATGGACGTCACGTTTCGGCAGGCGCAGGCGGCGGTTGACGCGGCCGTCATGGCCGCCGGCCGGCGCGCCGTGGTCTCGATCGCGCTCGACGTCGAGGAAGACACCGACGAACAAATGGTGTTTGTGTACGTCGGGCCGCGCGACGCGAAAAACCGGCCTTTCTGCCGTCAGTGGGTCGGCAAGGCTGTCGTCGATCCGCGCAAACTCGACAACAAGCAAGGCCTGCCCGTCGAGGACTACTGCGGGGGATACAACTGTCGCCATTCGTGGGCGCCGACACCGATCCCGCTTGCGCTGGAGAATGGGTACCGCATCTATGACGAGACGGGCGCTGACGTGACCGAGCGCTTCCGCCCCCGTATGCTTGAAGCATCTGCCGTCGTCGACGTGGGGTAGTGCCATGGGAGTTACGGTCACAAAACGCGGGCGCATGCCGAAATTCAACGCGCAGGGAATCGCGCGCGAGATCCAGCGATTCGCCCCCGGCGCCATCGTCGAGCGCGTCGGGCGCGGCCTTGACGTCAAGGGACAACCGTTCGCCGGCTACAGCGCGCGCTATCGTCGACAACTCAAGCGCATGGGCGAAGATCCGAAAGTGGATTTGCGCTTGTCGGGCGGGCTTATGAACAGCGTGAAGGCGCGCGACGCCACGTTGCGCGCTGACTCCGTTGAGGTTGTGATCGCGCCCGATACCGGCACGTCGCCGCAGTATCGCGCGCCGTCGGAGCGCCGAGCGTATCGGCAAGCCTCGCTCGCCGAAGGCCGATTCGCCGAGCGAGGCGTGGCGCGCACGCTGACGAAAGCAGAGGGCCGCGCGTTCGCCAAATCGCTAAAGTACGAAACCGCCGGCGCGCGCCGTATCGACACCGGGCGTCGGTCGCCGCCGCACAACATCGTCGGCTATTGGCTGCATTTCGGCACGCCGACGATGCGCGCGCGGCCGTGGATGGGCCTTGACCCAAAGCAGGAGGCCTATCTGCTCAAGCGCATCGCCGAAATCATGTGGAAGTGACGACGCGTTGCGCTTATGTAACAAGTCAAGTAGGATCGACTTATGACCACCACCTCCGCCCCTGAGGGCGCGCCTTCCGCCACCGCCGCGGCCGATGCCGCGAACAACGCTTCATCGACGTCGGCCGCCGAGCCTGCCGAAGATTTGGCCGCATTGCGCGCCGCCGCCGCCGAGCTGGCCGCGCTGAAGGCCGAAGGCGCCGCCGCGCGCAAGGCTGACCGCGAGGCGCGCAAGCGCGCGCAGGAAGAGGCCGAGAAGGCCGGCGAGCTGGCAAAGGCCCTTGAGGCGGCGAAGTCTCGTCTCGCCGAGCTCGAGGCCGTCGAGCCGATGGCTGCCCGCTGGCGCGCCCACGAAGAGGCCGAGAGCAAGCGTTTGGATGCCGAGGCTGCCGCGCTGCCCGAGGCCGTGCGCGCGCTGTACGTCGACGCGCAGGGGGTGGATGCCAAGTCGAAGGTGCTCGCCGCGTTCCGCGCGGCGGGCGGCTCGACGACACCCGCCAAGTCGGTCGCCGCAGCGCCTGCGCTCGGCGCCCCGCCGGCCGTGACCGTCGTCGACGTCGAGGCGGCTCTCGCCGACCCGACGGGCAAGCGGTTGGCCGAGATCAAGGCGCGCGACCCCGGCGCCGTGTCGCAATTCTTTTCGAGCCTGCTCGGTAAGCGCGCAGGCTCACAATCCCTTGGCGTCGGGCGGTTTTCTGCCCGCCCGACCAAGGCGCCTAACGCCTGAGCGCTCGCGCGCCTGAAAGGACACCACCATGGCCCAGACTACTTCCACGACCGTCGCTAACTGGCTGCTCTCCGAGGTCATGAGCCAGATCGCTCTTGACCCGCTGCGCGGCAAGTACGTCCTGCTCCCCTTCCTCAACATGGCCGATATCAGCGGCCGTGCGACGAAGAACCGCAAGATCCGCAAGAAGACCGCGATTGCCGCTGCCGTCGACGACAACGAGGGCGTCGACTTTACGTCGTCGGCCGTCGCCCTCGGCGTGGCGAGCAACATCACGATCACGCCCACCACGAAGGTGCAGGGCGTGGAACTCACCAGCGACGCGATTGAGCTGGCTCTGCCGGGCGTCGCGCGTTCGCAGGTGATCGCCGCGATCAACGGCAACAACGCCGCCGCGCTGCCGCTGGTGCGCGACGCGATGACCGAGATCCTTGAGGCGCACTACCTGCGTGCCGAGACCGACGCGCTGGCGCTCTTCTCGGGCCTGTCGGAGTCGGCTTCGTCTTCGGGCGCCAACCCCACCGCTGCGCCGCTGTCGTTCGCCACGCTGCTCGATGCCATGCTGAAGCTGCTGGACAACAACCCGGCGTCGGAAGACATGGTGTTCGTGCTCGACGAGGTCGGTATCGCCGATCTCCGCGCGCTGGCCGCTGGTGGCTCGGGCGCCGCGCTGTCGACGATTTTTTCGTCGAGCGCAGCCGATCTCGCGTTCTTCAACCACCGTCCCGACGTCAGCCGCAACGGCTTCCGTGGCTCGTTCGCCGGCGTCCCGATCTACGCCGGCAACAAGGCGGTAATGGCGACGGCCAACACGGGCGCGGCCGACCGCGTCGGCGCACTGATCGTCGCTGGCCGCGGCGAGACGGGCGCGCCGGGCAGCGTGCGCGGCTTCGCCGAGATGGTTGAGCGCTATGAGCCGTCGCTGGGCTTCCAGTACGACCTGGGCAAGGATTTGCTCCTTGCCGTCGGTCGCTGGTGCTGGGCCGTCGGTGAGCACACCGACGAGCACGGTGTGAAGATCATCTACGACAAGACCTGAGTTAGTTGACGAGAGAAGGGGGCCACCCGGCCCCCTTCTCTCTTTTCCCTCGATTGAGGCGCACGACCAATGAAGAGAACGATCAAGCTTCGCAGCATCAAGGATCCCCACGTCGTCGAGTTCGTTGATGGCGGCATCGATCGCGAAGGCGAGCCGACTTCGCAGCGTCAGGCGTTGACGCGCGTGCTGGGAAAGCGCGTGCCCGTCGTCGTCGACGGCAAAGAGTTGCAGCTCCCCGTCTACCTGATCGTCGAGGTGGGCGAATGGCGCTTTGCCAATGGCGAGCGCATGCCACAGGGCGATGATTTTCTTGCCTACGAGCAAGACGTGATCCGGCGCGAACACCCTGAGCACTTGATCGCCAAGTGGGAGAAAGCGCGCGCGCAATTTATGGCTGCATCAACCGAGCGTCGGCGGTATGCTGAACAGCAGGCCGAACAGGCACAGTCGGCCGACGTGGCCAAGATCATCTCACAGATGGTCCGCACCGTGTCCGCGCAAACGACGGCGCCTCAGGCGCCACGCAAAGGGATCAGCAATGTCTGACGTCAAGCGCTCCACCGTCGACAAGGCGGCCGAGCAGATCAAGAAATCCAACCCTTCAATGTCGTCGGAGAAAGCCCACAAAATCGCGCGCGACGGCGCCGAAAAAATCAACCGTGAACGCAGGGAGTCGAATCGATGAACGGGAAGATCCTTGTTTCTGTTGTCGCCCTGGGGTTGCTCGTTGCGGGTGGCGTTGCCGCATGGTCGCCCATTGCCGCTGTTGAGGCTGTCCGCGGTGGTGTAACGTCGGTTGGGCCGGCGTTCCCGCGGCACGAGCGCATCACTTGCGACACAACCGCCGGCGGCGTTGAAATTAAGCCGTCGGGGGCTTTTTAGCCGCGGTCTTCACCCCTGCCCTGCCCGCCGGTGTCCCGGTGCAGTGGGGCGGCGCTCCCTCGCCCGAGGAACGGGTTGAGGCGTTCGACTTGTCAGTCGTTGACGCGGGGGCGCCGTAGTTATGGAACAGATCGCCGCTGCCATCCTTTCCGCCGTTGCTGGTGCGGCTGCCGCATGGGCTACGACGCAAAGCAGAATTAAGCGGCTTGAAGAAGTCGCGGCCGAACTGAAGGCCGATAAGGCCAGCAAAGAAAGCCTCGACGCTGTGCGCTCCGCCGTCGATCGACTGCGCGAAGATCTCGATAAGCGTTTTGACCGCTTGGAAGACGCAATCAAATCGATGGGGAAGCCACATGCTTGAGAAGATTCTTGTCGACGTTGCCAGCCCTCACACGTTGGCGAACATCGTTGCCGTTCTGCTGGCGCTTTTTGCCCGTGACGTTGTTGTCGGCGCGCTGCGCGCGGTTGCAAAAAAGGTGAAGGAAGACCGCGATCCAAGCAACGACTGGATCGCAGACGCCGCGCTGGTGGTCATTGGCGCGATTGAGCGCGTCAAGGTTCCGGGTCGTCGATGAGCTCGCCGCGATACAAGCAAGCCGATCCCCGATGGGGAGCGGCTGTGCTGGGCTTTGGCCCAGCAACGATCGGGCGCGCAGGGTGCATGCTCGTCTGCCTTTGCGAAGCGGCGCGCATGCTCCGCGGCGTCGAGATGCCGCCACCGCTGCTCAACAGCGCAGGCATTGATCGCAAAGCATTCTTGCACTCGTCCGCCATCACGAAGGAACTCGGCGCGCTTGCTGGGCTTGTGGTCGGCGACGTTATCAAGGGTGAAGTGCCGACGATGCGCGGCATCGTGGGAGAAACGCTTCGCAGCGGCGGCCTTGTGGTTGCGCATGTCGACCACACTGGCGATGCGTTTGGTGATCACTTCGTGCTTGTGCACACCGACGGGCACGACGCCAGCGGCAACAAGCGGCTGACTTATTCCGACCCGGCGACGGGGCGGGATTCGGAGCTCGATGCGGTAAATTTGCAAGGCTCGACGGTCTGGGGGACGCGCGTCAAGACCTATCGGGTGCGCAGCGTGCGGAGCGTGCACGTCGCGCAATAGGGGGCGAGACGTGGCAAAGAGGACACCGAAAAAAAAGCTTGTTCGCGATGACGTTGAGCACGTGATGGTGTGCTCTGATGTCCACGTCCCCTATCACGACCCTTCCGCTTGGCGCGCGTTCCTGCTGCGCCTTGAGGACGTGCGCCCCGACCGCTTGATCATCAATGGCGATTTCGCTGACTTTTTGTCGGTGTCGCTGCACGAGGATGGACAGCCTGCGCCGGAGTTTGCCGCCGAAGTCGAGGCTGTGCGCGCCGAACTGTCTGTGTTGCGCGGGATCATGGGTCGCAAGCCGATCCATTACATTGAAGGCAACCACGAGCATCGCTACGTACGATACGTCGACAAGAAGGCGCCCGTGCTGCGTGGACGCGAGACGTGGCAATCGGCGCTCGGGCTTGTCGATATGGGCATCACGTCGACGGCCTACGGCAAAGTTCACAAGATCGGGCATCTTGGATTTACTCACGGCGTCTACGCCGGTGACGCCTACGCGAAGCAGCATCTGTTGCGCTATGGCATGTCTCTGGTGATCGGGCACTGTCATCGCGCACAAATCCACACATTGCCCGTAGCTGGCCCCGATGGGTCGCAACATGTCCGCGGCGGTTTTGGAATCCCGTGCTTGGCCCCGGTTGACGAGGCCCCTTACCTGAAAGGCCCAACCGGATGGACCCAAGGCCATGGAGAGTTTTGGATCGAGCGCGAGTCTGGGCGTTTTACAGCCGACGTCGTCATCTACACCGGGCAGCGTTTCTGGCGGGATGGCCGCTGCTACGACGGGAGGGCGTGATGGACCTTTTGGACCTGATCGTGACAATCGTCGAATGCGTCGCCATCGGTATGGGCATGGAACTGGGCGCGGTGCTTGCCAAGATCATCAGCGTCCGTCTGCTAAATGACGCTTCGCCGGTCACCGTGCACGACGTGGAAGACGAAGAGGACGACGAGGAGAGTCAAAAGAAGAAGCGCAGGCGACGGGCTGCGCGCGGGTCGGGGGGGCCGTCGACATCCGCCGCCGTCCGTGCTATGTAAGTGCTTATGCTGCGCGTGTTGCTGAACTCGACCGAAACGGTGACCAGTTATCCGCGGCTGCACGCGAACAATTTGCTGACGTCTCACGTCGCCACCTCCGCCACTGCGCGTCGCATTGGCCCCGGCGCAAGCGATCCAGTCGGAACCTACGTTGCCGCCACCGTCGATCCTATCTCGACGACGACGCAGGGCGCACATCAAGAGGGTGACGACTCGATCACCGTGTCGGTCGCGCAGGCGTGGGTCGCCGGCCGACGATACCTGATCACGGATGCCACCGCCGGGCGAGAGATTGTGGTTGTCGCCAGTCGCTCCGGGACGTCGACCGAACTGTGGCTTGCCGAGCCGCTAATCAGCGATATCGGCAACAACAGCACAGTGAAGGGCGTGGCTGTCACGGTGGCGCTCACGGCGGCACAGACGGCGTCGGTCGGTGCGGGCTATGTGCTTTTCCGCGCCACGATCGATGGCGTCGTGCGCGAATGGGAAGAACCGTTCCGGGTCGTCCGACGCATCACATCGATCGCGCTGACGCCGACGCATTTGACGCAGTCCTACCCGGTGGTCCGCAAGCTTGCGAGCGCCACCGACACCACGCTTGAGGAAGTCATCAATGCGGCGTGGCATCACTACGTGGTCCCCGCCCTGGCTGCCCGTGGCGTGCTCGACGAAGACATCATGACGGACGACGTCATTGAGCCGATGCACGCCGCCGCCTGCGTGCTGCATCTAGCGCGTCAATGGCCGCAAGCGTCGACTGAGTACGTCGACCGCCTTGAGGCCGCTTACGAACAGGCCAAGGCGACGACGTGGGACCGCATCGATCTGCTGACGGCGCCGCAGGATGCGGTCACACCTGACGCGCCCACGCCAGGCTCACAGGGTCCGCGCTACGTTGGGATCACGCGATGAGTTGGTCCGACGTGCGTCCCGTGCTTGTCGGAATCGTCGCCGGTGTTGCGCCGACGATTCGGAAACAGGGCTTGCCGTCAAAGTTCAAGCATGACGACAACGGCAGCGAGGACTCACCGATCGGTGACTCGCGTCGGTTCTGGTTGGCGGTCAAGGAAGGCAATGCGATCGGGCACGTATGGCCAACGACGACGCGTTACCGTGCCACGGTTGACCTTGTCGTCGAATATGTTTTTGATGCCGATGCCGCAACGATGGATGAAGCCATCGTTGAAGACGCGGTTGAAATCGTGCGCGCGCTTGCCGACGGCAGCGCATGGCAGCGTCCTGGATCAACCATCATCGCCGTCTCGCCGGCCGGGGACGTCGTCGGGCCGTTTGTCGTTGAAGACGTCGACGGCGGAAAGCGGCTGCGCATTACCCTCGAAGTGGAGTTCTACCGATGAGCGACGTTACCCGCCTGATCAGAATGCGTTACGGCATCAACGCAGATGCATACACCATCGGCGTTGAGCCGGCCGCCTATACCCGGCTGGAGCCGCGATCGGTTCCAGTGTCATTCTTTCCGCGTTCAAGGCAGCCGATCGAACGTTCGCTTATTGTTGTGGATGGTCGCCGACTGCCGCGCGCGCATGGCGTCAAGGATATCGCCGAGGTCACTGTCCCGCTTCTCATGACTGGAGCCAACAGCAACACCGGCGCCGCGGTGACTGACTGGGAAGCCAAGCAGGAAGCAGGGAATTTGCTGTCTTCAGTTTTTGGCGCGCCGGGCGTCGCGACTACTGGCGCTGCGCCGACTGTCTCATCCGCATCGGGCACTGCACTCACTGCATCGTCAAGCGTGCTCGCCGACAACGACATCGTGCTAATCAATACCACTTCTGGATGGGAAGCGCGGCAAATCGCAAGCGGCGGCGGGACGACTTCATTGGTTCTTGACCGTGCGCTCGTTGGCACCGGCGTCGCTGCGTCGACCATCATTCGCGCTGCTCGATACGTAATGTCGTCTTCGCAGACGGTGCATAAGCCAATCTGGTTTGACTGCGAGGGCGAAAACTGGCGTCGGCAGTATGACGACTGCCAGCCGTCTTCAATGGCTATCAATATCCCGAACGCCGGCGTTGTTGAAACAGACTTTACGTTCATGCCAAACAACTGGGGCGACTACGCCGAGACAAATACCGGATACGTTGCGCCGACAACCGGGTCGCCCATCGTCAGCGGTGCGTCTCAGTTTTATATCGGATCGACCGCATTTATGCTTCGCAATGCCCGCTTGACGATCAACCTCGGAATGACGATGCGCGAGACGACGACCGGCATCAACGGCGTCCGCGGCGGGCTGGCAACGGATAAAACGAACATCATGCTTGAAGGCGAACTGTATGTCGGAGACAGCAACGGCAGTGTCGGGAATATGATCGACGACAGCGGCACGCCTTCGGTCGACGCCATTCTTGGCGACAGTTCACTGACCGGCACCGTTGTTTCAACGTATGATGTGATGTTGCAGGTTGGCTCAAGCGCTGGCGCGGCTATGTTTATCCGCATCCCGGCCGCAGATATCCGCTCGTCCGGTGTTCGCGAGGGTGGGCCGTTCGCTGTCCTGCCGTTTCAGGCGATGGCGACTGGAGCGAGCCCGCTGACGCTTGGCATCTTCTAGTGCGTCGGTGTCAATCGGTGTGCTAGACAGCTAGCATGCCGACCCTCCTGATCTACCCAGGCCAACAGGGCGACCCAGTCGCCCTGCAAGCCGTTTTGCGTGAAGCGCACGACGCTGCCCGCGTATCCCGACAAGCCGAGATCGACGCACGCCAGAAAGCGCGCATCCCGCTCGACGACAGCACCCGCTGGCCCGACGTCGAGGAGGCCGTTTCGGCCGTTTCGCTGGCCCACGGTGCGCGCGATAGCGTCAAGGTGGCCGAGCACGCGCGGCGCCTTTTGGCGTTGACCGACGGCAACGCCATCGAGCCGCTTGGCGACTACCAGCCCGATCCAGAGCTCGATGGGATCATGTTGACGATGCGCGTTGTCGATGATGCGACGCGCCGACTGTGGACCGCTAAAACACAAGCGGCATGGATGTCGATCCGCTCGTCGCTGAAGACCGACGACGTCATGACCCGACGCGAAGCATACGACCGGCTTGAGGCCGTGTACGAGGAGGTCATCGTTGGCGTCGTGGCAAAGCTGGATGGCCTGCAAGGGCTGAAGGCCACCGTTGCCGAGTCGATGCCCGCCCTCCGTTTGGCGGGTTTGCTGGTGCCACTACACACGGCGGCGCGCTATTTCTTGGAGCTTCCACCGGGAAAAGCACTGCGCTGTGGGCAGCAACCGCCGTCGATCTGACCGAGTTTGATTGTGCCCGCTGCCCTGAACCGCGGCGGGCGCTTTTCGGCTGCCACGGCAAAGCGCCCATGGCGTTTTTCGCTGGCACCGAGCATGAGACGCGCACCTGCCCGCGGCGCCACATCCTTAGCAACCCAGACGTGACCGGCCCGCTGTCACTATGGCGCGCCTGCGAGGGGAAGCCCGGGGTCGAGGCGCTGCGCCTGCTTTCAACGCATGCCGCCGATGCGTTTGCTGTGATAGATTCTGGCCGGGCTGCTAAGATGGCCGATGACGCGCGGCAGGCGAGCGAGCGGGCGAGCGCGCCACCACCGACAGCGCCCGGTAGGAGGTAGCAGTGGCCACCGGGCAAACAATCGAAACCAAGATCACAGTCGACGCAAAGCAAGCGACGGCCGAAGTCGACAAATTCGCAGGCAAGCTTTCGGCGGTTGAGGAGAAGGCAAAAACGTCTGGGCTTTCGCTTGTTAGTCTTCAAGACCAAGCAAAGAATCTGCAAACCAAGCTTGGTCCCGCTGCTGCCGCAATTTCCGGTGTTGCCGGTGCGCTTGGCGAGACGAATGGTGAAGCGGGCAAAGCGTTGGCAGCTATTGGACAAGTCACCGCCGCGTTTGGTGCTGGTGGCCCGTTTGGCGCTGCCTTGGCTGCGGGGACTTTTGCAGTAGACGCACTGACGCAATCGTGGGAACGGTCAATCAAGGCGCAGGACGCAGCACTTGCTGCTCAATACGCCCAATTTGATGCCACAAATAAAACGACGAAAGAACTTGAAAAGCAAGCAGAGGCATTGCGGTTGCAGTTTGCCCCGCTATCGCCATCTGAAATCCGCTCACGTGCGCAAGCTCAGATGTCCGAGCTTGACCGGACTATCCGCGTCAATGAAGGAATGGCGATTCGCGACAAGCAAAAGGCAGCAGATTATCGCGCCCAAAACTTGCAGCTTGAGAAACAAAAAGCGCTGATTTTTGAAATTGCAGATTTGCAAGCAAAGTCATTGCAGAAAAGTTTTGCGAAGCCGTTGGCGGCCAAGGCAACTCAACCGTCTGGCATCAGCTCTGCCGAAATTCAGGCTGACGTCGAAGAAAAGGCAATCAACTGGCTTGCGAAAATGCGCGAAGAAGCACTCGCGCTTGCGAAGAAACAGCGAGACGAGGAAGCAAAAATCCGTGGGCAAGAGATTGCTGATGCGTTTGCTGCGCGAGACATGGAGATCAAAGCGGCCAAACAAGCGCAAGAAGAGCGAACGCGTATTGCGCGTGAACAAGCAGAAGAACGAAACAAAATTGCCGAGACTGAGCGGCAAGTGCAGGTCGACGCCATCACTAGCGCTGCTTCTGAAGCCGCCGCCGCAATCGGCGTGTTTGCAGCAGAGGCTGCCTCGGGACAAGAAGCGGCATTCGCGAATTTGTTGTCAGCGGCGGCGCAACAGGCCGGCGGAATGGTTGTGCTCGAGGGCGGAAAACTTCTTGCAGGCGGAATTGCTGGAGCACTGGTTGGCAACCCGGCCGCCCCCGGGCAAATCGCCGGTGGTCTTGGTCTGGTTGCCGCGGGAACAGCAATTCAGACCGGCGGGCCGGCGGCAGTCCAATCGTTGCTTGGCATGGCAGGTGGCGCAGCGCCTAGTGGTGGCGGCGCCACAAGCGCAGCCCGCGATCGTGGCGCATCTCCGCGTTCACCACGCAGCGGCGGAGAAGGTGGTCCGCTTGTCGTCAATGTGGCGTATGGTGTCGCCGGTCCGCTGCCTGAAGATACCGCACGAGAAATTGCAAAAGCCGTCAAGACGGGCAACCGTCGCCGAGGTGCTGCGTGACCTATCCTGTCCTCGCTGGCGCGGTCGTACTGACCACCGCCAACCGTCGCTTGCGCTTTCGTGAGGCGGCCGGTGCCGTTGGGAACGTCGATCTTGACGCAGGCACGTATTACTTGCGCGGTGGATACACGACGAACCTGTTGGCGAGAAGCGAGGAGTTGGGAGATGCAACATGGCTCAAATCGCAAGCATCGGTCATAGACAACGCGATCACAGCGCCAGACGGGACGCTTTCTGCTGACAAGATCATCGCCAGCACTGCAAACGCGCAGCATTTTGTCTATCAAACCGCAACCACGTCTGGGACAAATACGTTTTCGTGTTACGTCAAGGCAGCGGGAGAAAACTGGATTCGACTCCAAGCCGTAGATTCTGGGTCCGCATATTTTGACGTGAAGAACGGAAAGGTCGGAAACACAATCGGAGCGACGGCGTCGATATATGACGCCGGAAACGGCTGGTTCCGCTGCGTTGTTGTCTCGACGGCTTATGCTGGCCCAACAAACTATATTCTCACAGCGAATGCCAACGGGGCCACAAACTACGTCGGAGATGGAATCTCTGGCGTTTATGTGTGGGGCGTTCAGCTGGAGGCCGGCTCGTCTGTGGGGCTGTATGTGCGCACAACCACAGCGTCCGCATCCGGACCGACAGATGAGCTGACCTATCAGATCAAAACCAAACTTGATGCGTTTGGTGCAGGTGGAAACACCTACGACGTGACGATGTCGCGTAACATTGATCCCGGATTGCCGCATTCACAGATGACAATTACGCGGTCGGCAGGCACAAGCACCTTTGGCCTTGTCGTCGATGGCAGCCAAACTTTCGACATGAGCCTGATCGGATTTTCAGCATCAACCCTGAACGATGCCAACGCAAAGACATCACCGGTTGCTTGCGCTGCTAACTGGGTCGGCAACGACATCCCTCGCGAAATTGAATCGTTTTCGGAACGCGTCGTCGCGGTGCCGCGTGCCGTTTCCGGCCGTGTTCAAGGCGTGACGCGCTCGTCGCGGATGCAGTCTTGGCGCCTCGGGCTTGCGTTTGTTGATCGCCGACGCATGCTGATCGAGGAAGCACTAGACGGCGCGCAGGACACGCTGGAGGGGTTCCTTGAGCGTTTCGGCGCAACCGCGTCGATTGAGATGTGGCTTGCACCCATCTTGTCGGGAACGACGTTGCAGGGCTTGCAGTCGTCGACCCTTGTCGATGTCGTGCAGGCTTCAGAAGAAACGCTGTCACGGTTCGAGCCGCAGCGCCTTGGCCCCGGCGTGCCGCTGTATTCAATCGATCTCCGCCTTCACGCTAAGGTGTAACCCGTGACTCTCTACACCGACCTTGCAGGAACGGACGCGCACGTTGACTTTGCACTTGCTGTGCGGATTGAGGGCGTCCCGATCGTGCTTGTCGAGCGCGCCATCCCGGCGAGCGTGGCCACCGCGCTGTCGGGCTATACCCAATTCGTCGGGATTACGCGTATCGAGGAAGGGGAAGCGACGCTCGATCTTGAAGATCGACGCGAGCTCGGCGCGACGCTTGACGTTGAGATGTTGGATGATGCAACGGCGACGCTTGCCGCCTTGTTCGCTGTCAACACCCGGCGTCGGACGTGGGTGACAGCCACCGCAACAGCCACCGCGACGACGCTCACGCTCCAGTCAACGAGCGGGCTAATCAACGGTCAAACAATCTACGTCAACAGCGAAACGGTCGTGATCGGCACCGTCGCGAGTTCAACGAGCCTCACGGGGTGCACGCGCGGCGCCAATGGGTCAACCGCGCTGGCGCTCAACGGCACCGCTACGGATGGCGACAGCGTCTATCTGGTGCCGCCATCGTGGGTCGGGCGGCGTGCATATCTGTATGGGTATACGCTGACGGCGAACGGCGGGGGCAAGGAACAGCTTTTAGGCGTCTTTACTCTCGATGAACCGCCGCGGCACACGGGCGACAATTTATGGTCGCTGCGGTTTGCCAGCGTGGCGCAGGAAATCTACGACCGCGCGATCGGTGTCGGATTGCGGCAGACAGCAATTACATCAGCGACGACCTACGGCACCGTTGGAACGCGGCAGACGGCCACCTTTACCGTTGACGATTCGGCGGCGTTTAGGCTCGGATCATCCTTCCCAACCTATGCCATTCTGCAAGGCAAAAGTCTGGACAATGACGTTTTCACGCTATGCGAGTTGCAAGCCGTGGCGCTTCCACCCGGTGCGCAAACCGTTACAGTCTACACGGATGGCACGTCGTGGGCTCCAGACCGTGTTGGCGATTCGCTGATCGTTCAGTTCGCCACTGGCCTGCGCCCAATCGCATTTATCGGCGGTGGACCGCAGGCGCTGCTATATGTGCTTCTTAGCAACGAGGGGCAAGGCGCGACGACGTACGACCGCCTCCCGGGCCGATTGTCTACCGACGTCTACAACACGGGCTGGCGCTTCGGCGCAGCGCTCACTACGGCTGAGGTCGACACCACGGCGTTTATCGCCGTGCAGGAGTCGCGGACATCCATGATGGTCATCGATGGCGAGATGACCGTCTCGGAATTGCTTCGCGAGTGGTGCCTACTGAACGGCACGGCAACGCGGATCACGTTTGACGGCAAACTGGCCCCGTTTTCGCTGGCCACGCCGCGGACCACATCGACGACCACGATCGGCATCAACAGCATCGTGCCCGATTCGCGTGTCGAGGTCGTGGCCGATGAATCGGGCTTGTTCCCGCTTGGCACTGCGAAGGCGGGCTACAACCCGTTTTCTCGGGAATTCAGCGTTGAACTGAACCTGATCGATGCCGCGCTTTTCAAGCGCTATCCTCGGGTGCAGAACAAGCGGCAGCTGGAGTTCCGCTCGATCGGGTGCAACGAAGCGGCCAACCTCGACCCGGGCGCGCCGCCGTTCAGACATCCGGCGTCCATGTCGCCCGGCGAAGTCGGCGCGTTGTCTGCTGACATCATGCGCGGCGATAACGGTCTGGCCCGACGGATTGTCTCGTTGACGTTGACGATGGCCCATCTGGACCTGCGGATCGGCGACGTCGTGCAAATCTCGTCGGCACTACCCGACGGATTTTCAGCGCTTCCCGACATGCGCGGCGGGACTCTGGCGAACAAGCTGTGCCGCGTCATCGGCCGGCGACCGCGCTACGACGCAGGACGTGTTGACGTCAAATTGCTAATCCTTGACCCGTTGCAGGTCGTGTCCCCGGCGGCGGTCATCTCGTCAGTGTCGTCCAGCGTTTATCTGAACCTGGCCACGACTGGCGACGAAGTGTCCGGTGGTTCACCCGGAAATGACTTCATTGTCGGCGCTGCCGTGCGCATCTATGACGTCAGCGGCGGCGCGTATCATTCGACGACCATCGTCAGTGCAGCGAGCATAACGCAGATCCAGATTGCATCCGCGCCAGCGTTCACAATTCAAAACGGCGTTGACTATGTCGTTGTCGATCAAGCGGCGTCAACCGTCGGCGGGACATCTGCGGCGGGCTATAACCTGACCGAGTTCGGTGCACTTGGCGACAGTACCGGGATGGTGTTGACGACGGTCGGAACATCTGACCCGCGGTGGAGATAACGAATGGCACGGAAGAAGAACGCGACGTTCGTTGGTTCACCAGTCGTCGACGTCGTGCGTGATGCGCCGATCATGTCGCGGTGGTTTGACGCCGCAGCGGGCGACTTTGCGCTCGTGTTTGATAAGATCACAGGCGAGAACGGGCACAGCGCCACCGACACGATCGACCACAGTGGCAATGGGCGCGGCTGCCCGATGGCAATGCCTGTCGCATCACAACAGATTGGACGCGACCTGAAGATATCCGGCACCACGGTTACAGCCGGATATTTCTACATTGTTGTCGTTCCAGTCTTCTGCCCTGTCGGGACACAGCAATATGTGATCGAGGTCGATGGGACACGGTTTGAAAACGAAGAGCCCATCATAGCCGAGGTCCGCAGCACCGCGTGGGCGCTGACGGACACTGAAGTTGGAAATTGGGACACGCCACGCGGCGATTTTACCGCCCGTTTCTTCGTTACGCTCGGTCTTGGCTGGCAGTATGTCGCGATCAGGAAATGGGTCCGCCGTACTGCCGACGACGAAAACGGATATTTTCACGCGTGGCGGATGTGGCCCCACTGGCCGCAAGCGGGCGAAGGGAACGGTTTGTCCGTTGTTGGCTCGGGCGCGGCCGGCAATCTGTTCGCTTCGCGATCATCGCTGACACCAGCTGTCGCAGCGGAGCACCACATCGACACGGCGATGACCGATAGGGATGCGCCGCTGGACGCCTGGGCATTGACGCGGCTCAACCGCATGATCGGCGCAACGTGGGAATACCTGACCGGCTCACCAGTGCCGGGCAACAACACCGTAACATGCACGACGACGCGCGACCATACGCGTGCATCGTTTACCGCTGAACCGCTGCTTGAAATGCCAATGACGTCTGTTGCGCTGTCGTGCATGCGCGTCGACAACGTCACGGCAAAGAGCGATTTCGTGGGCACCATCGGGACAGGTGCGCCAACCAACGGCCCGGTAAACTGGGTTCGATACCCGCAGACTGCAACAGGAACGATCGTCATCACTCGAAACGAGCTGTTCTTTCCGCCATTCGTCGGCACCGCAGGAGCGTCCGACCTCGATGCCCGTGTGATCATCCTTGACTACAACACCGGAAGCATCGGCGGGAACTGGCAAGCGCGATTCGTGATCGGTGCGGCGACGTCGGCATGGGTGACGTTTGTCAAAATCACCGGAACCAATCTCTACGAGGCCGTGTTCTCGTCGCTCGGCTTTACCGCGGCGGCGGCAAACCAGATCCGGCTAGAACTTCAAAACACCGTCGGCGGCGTTATTGCCGGACAAGAGATCATCGTTCTCGGTTATGGGATGGCGTTCGACGTCTGAGGTGAAAGCATGCCAACGCAGATCACGCGGATCGTGTCTTCTTCGTCGGTGACGCAGGCGCAGTGCCGCACGCATGCGCCCGCCCTGGCAACGATCGCTGAAAGCCTTTCTGGCCGCGTGCGGTATCTGTACGAACTCGCCACCGGACTGCCAGCCATCGAGCAGGATGGGATCGCTACACCACTGAATCCGCAAGGGCGCGCCGGCGTCGATCGCAGTGGCCCACCGTGGGGCGACGCTTTCCAGCATCCGATCTGGGTGTGGGAAGGAACGCCGGCGAGCACAGCGATTTATGGGGAGCAACCCATCGTGGCGCTGTCGACCAACGGAAACAAGACGTGGGTGCGCGCGCGGATGATCGTCCGTCCGTTTCAGCAGGGACCGGGTGTGCCCTATTCGTTGGGTGAGCTGACCATCTTCGGGATCCGCACGAGCGGTGCGACGAACGCCACATGTGTCATCAAGGCATATTCCGCAGCCTATCCAACGGACGACCGCGGCGAACCAACGCCGTTTCGCACAGCGACGTTGACCATGACGTCGTCCACGACGATGAATAGCGCACAGATCAAGATTCCTTTAGAACCCGGATACTGCGCGCGCTTCATCGAGTTTGAGTCGACATCGGCCAACGCGTTCGCCATCACTCACATGGCGATCAACCAAGTCGTGCGTCGCTCCCATTGACCGTTTTCCGCACGCGCTCAAGAGCAGCCTCGGCCTTGCCCGCGCGCACACGCCACGCGGCGGCAGAAATCTGCGCCTCGTCTAGCATCGCCACTAATGTGGCGATCCGCTCGCGCGCGCGCTTTAGATGGTAACGAGCCTGACCCGCAGTCATCCTGCTTAGCTCTCCTGCGGCGACATGTTCGGTTGTGGACGTCATTCGCCGCCCCCGTGTTCCCTGTACCATTCATCCAGCCTGTCTCGCCTGCGGCGTTCGTCGCGGCGGTCAAGCGCGCTCAACGTCACGCTTGGGGCCGCGCCAAGAACGATGGCAAGCAGGACAAAAAACATTACGCCGGTCATGTCTCATACCCCGTCAGGATTGCAATGCGCTCGTCTGGCGGCAGACCTAGACGGCGAAGATCGCGCGCAGTCGCCCATCGTGCGCCGCCGCTTTCAACGTATTCGCACAGGTTGCGGCTATTGCGGCGCGTCTCAGCGAGATATCCGCCGTTTGCCTTCAGTGCTTGGAAAATGCGCATCATGCGTTTGTACCCATCAGCGGCGCGCTTGGCCGCCTTCACCCGCTGCCGATATGAGCGATCGCAGACAACGCAGCGGGTTTTTCCTTCGGGCCGGAAATTGTGCAGACAATCAATGCACTTTGGCCGCGATGGGATGAATGGCGCCAGCTCGGCTTCATAGCATCGCACCGGCGCCGGGCGGTGCTGCTTCGGTCGGTCGGGGTCGTCAATGACGCCCATTGAAAACAAATCCATGATCCTACTCCGCGAACATGGTTGGGGTGTAACCGCGCGCGAGACGCTTGCGTGCGATCTCGTAATGCTCAGGCTTCTCCTCGGCGCCGATGGCG